ATGGATGCGCTTCGCAGCCAGTCCTTCATCGTGCCCCACATCTCAGCCCGCTTGTTGCCCCACATCACCGAGTTCTTGGCCTTCCAGCCAAAGTTCACTCCGCGTACCTTATACCGTTGTTCGTTCAGTCTGTCAAGTATACCGTACCCCAGCCCGCCTTCGTCAATCACCGTCAGCACCGGCTTGAACTCCTCGATGGCGTCGATCACCCGACCGACGATGGTCATAGTGTCCTCGCCCGAGTACCGCTTGATGCTCACGATGTCCCGGCCCTGGCGCACCAGTATGACCGTCGAGTCAGCGCCGCCTCGTGCCGGGTCGATACCTATGACCACTGGCGCCGAACTGTCCTTGTACCGTGGCCGCTTCATCGCCTCATCCACCACCGTCGGGCTGATGAACTGGTCCTCGCCTGCGCTGGGGAACTCACCGTACACCTCCACCTTGGCCTGGGATGAGTCCGCGCCGTACTCCGCGATGATCTGGTCGTACACCGCCTTGTCCGTATCCTCGACCGTTCTAGCGTCCACGCTGCGAGCGTTCCAGAACGCCCTCTTGGCGTTGAAGCACTCAAAGAAGTAACCTTCGTTTCGGCGCGGGTTGCTGAAGGCGAACCAGTACCTGTCGGGCGTGTTCTCTGTAAAGAACCCCGCCCCCACTTCCCAGATCGGGTTTGGTATGCCGCTGCTCTCATCGAAGATCAGCATCATCCCGTCCTGGTTGTGGACGCCCGCGTAGCTGTCAGGGTTCTCGGCTGACCACAGCTTGCCCTCTGCGGCCCAGTAGCGCGTGCCTTTCTTCAGGTCACGCTCGACCAGTTCAGTAATCCACTTCGCTGGCACCAGCTTGGTGGCGCTCACTTCCCACCAGTGCGAGTGCATCGCCATCGCCGCCCACTTGGTCAGTTCTGCCCAGGTCACCGACCGCAACTGGTTCTCCGAGTTTGCGCTGACCACTACGCTCCCGCCGATGCGCGTGGTGAGCATCCACAGCACCAACCAAGATACTAGGGCGCTCTTGCCAATACCCCGGCCTGAGGAGACCGCTTCCCGTAGGGTGTCCATCTGGACCTTCCCCTTGTTCCGCTGGATGTGCGCCTTGATGTCGTTGAGCACCTCGCGTTGCCATTTGCGCGGGCCTTTGAAGTTGGCCAGCGGGGTGTTCTTCTGCCCCCAGGGAAACACGAAGCGCACAAACGCCTCGGGATCATCCGCAAGCGCGGGTGACCACAACTCGACCATCAGGCGCTGCTCTTCAGCGGATGTGTAGATTGGGAGTTGCATCTTCGACGTAGGTTAAGCGAGCACGGGCTTCTTCCAGCGCGGTGATGACGCTGATCTTCTGATAGACATCAACGCTGATCTCTTGCTTGGCAGTCCAACCGTGGACATGCTGAAGGATCGCTAGGCTGGCCTTGGCGTCGCCGTTCATTGACGCCTCGGACAGTTTGCCTGCATGCGCCATCTCAGCGTCGGCTTTGCCTTTTTGCGCCGCCATCTCGGCGATGGGGTCTAGCTGACACAGCCGCCTGTATTCAACTGGCAGCATGCCGGAGGCCAGAGCCAAACTGTCGCCTTTTAGGCCCAAGCGCGCTGCTTCGTAAATCTGTTGCAGTCGCGCCTCAGTCGCCCTGATCTCCCTAATTTCTAGCGGTAGGGATTTCATGCGCGGGAGTATACCTTGATTGTTGCTACTTGTTGTGTTACGGCTTGTGGGCTGAAAAAATTTTGTTCGCGGACCCTTCGCCAGCGTGACCGGCCGGCGGCGGGCCCTGCCCCCCCCTTGCCTAAGCAAACATTGACTAAGCAACCATTGTACATGCAAACATTGTCTAGGCAACCATTGTCTAGGCAAGTATGCTGCACTGCAACATGCGCCAGCGGCTGCGGCCCGTAGTCACGTAGTCATGGCGCGCGAAGCGCTGCGCGAAGCGCTGCGCAAAGCGCTGCGCGGCGGTAGTCATGCCGTAGCCATAGCAGATTGGACCCCGCGCGCACGCATGCCCGGTGATAGTCGCGGTAGTCATGGGTTTGAACCGCTGAAGTAGCCCAATAGTCGCGGTAGTCATGACTATCCGGGTCCGATGCGCCTCGCTATCGTCGCGCGGGGCGCGCGGTAGTCGGATAGCCACGGTAGTCATGACTATCCGGCAACCCCTATAACAATACGTGTAACACACTATGTAGCAAGACTCTACTACTATAGAACAACAGCATGACTATATGACTACACGCCCGGTAGACGCGCCGACTACCGCGCCGACTACCGCATGACTACCGCCGCGACTACCGCGCACCAGGGCGCTGACCCTGTTAGCAGTAGGGTTATAGACAACACACTACATAGCGCGTTACACTACCTACATGTCGCAGCGATCCCGCAGCGACGCAACCCGGAGAGCAACATGAACAAGCAAAACCAAAAGCACATAGATCGCGCGACGCAACAGGGCCGCGCGTCGCTACTGCGCACGCTGGCGATCATCCATCGCTGCAGCACAACGCGCACGCAGCGCGAGATAGAAGATCTGATCCATGCTGCGCACGCTGGTGCAGAGTACAGCTGGATCAACGGCGCTATCTTGCACGATAGCGAGCGTGCCTAATCAACTTCGACGCGGCCCCGGCCGCGTCAACAGGAGCAAGCAACATGAGAACCAAAAAACATTGCAAGCGCTGCGGCGGCGTTGCGCCGCACGAACAAGTTGGCACCGCCGATTGCGGGATGGTCTGGCGTTGTGCCAATTGCTTTTGCACAACACCAGTACGCAAGACCGTGCGCCGCAAAGCGGCTGAAGCGTGGATCGCCCTTGAACTAGCTAACCGGAGCTGACATGAAGCCTGTACCAACAAAGCAAGACATCGAAACCTTGCACAATCGTTTTAAACGCGTAGCGGAAATCATGGCATGGGGGGAAGGCCCGTGGAAACCGCCAAGCCCGAGGGCATGGCAAGCCCTGCGCGCTGCTGTCAAAGAATTCGCCGAGTATTCGGCAAAGTATTGCCCGCCTAAGTAATTGAGCCTAGCCGATAGCGCCCCGATAGGGCGCTGCGGGCTGGACATCAGCACACACACTAGGGTAAACATGAAAACTCATCTCACGCTCAAGTCAAGCAACAGCAAGACGGGCCCGATTCCCGTATCAACATCAAGCCGCGCCAGCTGCCCGCCCGATTGCGCCATGCGCGCAGAATGCTACGCCGATGCGGGCCCGTTGGCGCTGCATTGGTCGGCAGTGACCCGCGACGAACGCGGCGACGACTGGCCTGTTTTTGTCTCGAAAATAGCTGCGTTGCCCGACGCGACGCTCTGGCGCCATGACCAGGCGGGCGATCTCCGGCCCGCAGGCAACACAATCGACCCGGTGGCGCTGGGCGAACTAGTCGCGGCCAACATCGGCCGACGCGGGTTTACCTACAGCCATTGGCGCGACGCCGCGTCGATAAATTGGATCCGCCACGCCAACGCATGGGGCTTTACGGTCAACTTATCAGCGAACGATCTCGCCGACGCCGACGTGCTCGCCGACGTCAACGCCGGCCCGGTCGTTTGCGTGCTGCCCAGCACGACGACGGCCAACACGACAACACCGGCCGGACGTCGGGTTGTCGTTTGCCCCGCAACACAACGCGATGACGTCACTTGCGCAACATGCCAACTCTGCCAGCGCCAGCGGGATGTCATCGTCGGTTTCCCTGCCCACGGGAACCGCCACCGCCGGATCGATATCCGGCTCGCCACATTGTGATTCTCAGGGCATGCGCCATTAGCGCATGCCCGGACAATCCGTCCGATTAGGGGTCAACATGAAAGATATCGTTTTCGCATTCGCGCTTGGCCTGGCCGGCGCGCTGTTTTTGTTTTTCTCACTCTAAGGGGTTCATCATGTCAAACGCTGACATCAAGCGCATGTACGACAACAATCCTATGCTGACTTTGCGAGAGCTGTCAGCTCTCACCGGGTTGACCGTTGCGGCCCTCAAACGGCTGTTGCTGTCATGATCGCAACAATCATAGCGGCAGCTGCCGCATCACTGCGCGGGCAGTATGCCCGCGACGTCGTCACCGGCCGGCAGCGCTGGAGCGGCAGCGACCTGCGCGGTAAGGCGCGCAAGTACGGGCATTCGTACTATATCCAGCGACGCAAAGCCCGCGCGGCGCTGTTTGCCGCTGGTGGTTGCATTATCGCGATTGACCATGGCTTGAACGTGTCGGCCGTGCGCATTGACGCGGAAAACTATATGACGCTGCACGGCGTGGCAATACGCTGCGGTACGCGTTATCGTATCGACGCGGCGATCACCGAATGGTATTCGGGGTATGCATCGTGATCGCACGCTATCCCGGCAAATGCGCACGCACGGGCCGCGTTATCCGGCCCGGCGACGTGATCACGTTCACGGCCGCGCGGAAGCCCGTGCTAGTCCAGCAGCAGCACAATGTCACGGCATACACTTCGGACGTGATCGCATTCGGTGACCGTGTTTTTTATCGTAACCGCAACGGTCGTTGCGAGGATGCGCCTTGTTGCGGCTGTTGCACAATTTAAAGGGTTAACACCATGAAAACCGACAACAACGGGCGCCAGTGGCGCCTAATCGACCAGCGCCCGGGCGTCGAATTGTGGCGCGCCGATGATGATGGCGCGCATGGTTTTGCTGTTTGCGATCCCGGCGATGAACCGGAGCACGCAACGTGGTCGACCACCACCACGGAAGATATTGCCCGCCGTTGGTTTTCGGAGATTATCTGATGAATATCTATGCCACAAATAAACCCGAAGATGGTTATCAGTTCCAGTTATCGACGACGGACTGGCTCAGCGGTCGCACTGCCGAAGCGTACACCTACGCTTATGTCTGGAACGATGAGCTAGACGCGAACGGCGAGTATTACGAGGGTACGCGGCCCGACTGGACACGCGTGCCATGCGGGTACTGATCGCGTGCTGACGGCCCTTCTCGTGGGCTTGCTCGCCCTATTACTCGCCGCCTTGCTCGATCTCTAACCCGCCGCTGGCGGGTTTTTTACTACCCGCAAGCCGACCTCTAGCGGCGCCTCTACCATGTCGCGTAGCTGAGACTTCGTGTATTTCGCGGCCATATCGGCCGACACGAACACTTGTTTTTTCGTCGTGTTGGTCTTTGACATGATGCGGCCAGCGTCCTGCCACCCGGCCTCGTTCAGGGCGTGCATCAACGCCGATGGGTGAATCCGGTGCTGCCCCGGCTGCGTCAGCGCGTCGCAGATGGCATGCCAAGGGCCGGCGATCACGCCCATACTGAAGACCCCTATGCGCGCCTCTATCTGCAATTGCAGATATTCCTCGTGCGCCGACCGACCGCGTTCCACCATGATGGCCTTTGCTTCCGTCATCGGCGGCGACGCGCCCGGCAGGAACGCCGACACGTCACGCGACGCCAGATACCCGGCGACGATGGCATACCCGCCGGCCTCATACCATGCCCACATGGCGGCGCCCTCGGCGTCGGTCATGCGCGGCGCGTCGGACCAGACACAAAACCACCGGCGGTCGTTGCTGGGGATCGAGATGGCTGCGCGTTCGTTCGAAAAGCACAAGACCCAGATTCTGTTCAAGGCGTTGTAGGGGTGCAACCCTTTGCGGTTGACGGGTAGATATTCCGGCGGCGCCGCGATGATCGGCTTGAGGACATTTTCCATCGCTCGACGGTCCCTTGCTTCCGCCTGGCGCAGCTCGTTGATCACCATAACCTCGGCCTCAAGGGCATAGCCCCACGACGACGATAGCTCTTCGTTCTTGACAATCGACACGTTGCTGCGACCAATGGCCCACAAAAACGGCGCGTAGAGCGTGTCTTTGCCTGACCCCGGCAACCCGCCGTGCAACACCGCATGGTTGATCTTCTTGTCAGCGTGCTGGAGCTTATACGCCAGCACATCTAAGACATGCTCGCGCTCAAACTGTTCGGGTATAAGCCGCTCGACATGCTCAAGCCACCGCGACGCATCGCCCTCAACGGTCGGTGGCCTGGCGTCGCGCCAGCGGTTGCCAAAGACAGCACCATCCATCGTCGCAAGGACCGACTCACCAGCGGCATAGGTCACGCCTTGCAGCGTGCGGGCGCCCTTGGCCTGACGGTTTTCATCGTAGCAAACGCTGGCGGCTACTTTCGTTTTTCCTTCACCATGAATCGACTTGCACGGTATATGGGCAAACACCGCGTTAAACGATTTGCGCATGATCTCGCGGCGCTCCATCATGTCGAAGTACGCGTCATCGCTCATAATATAAGCGAAGCGCTCATACCATTCGGCCTTCTCAAGTCGGCCCATTTCCTTGCGGTTGACCTCGCGGATGATCTCGATGGTCTCATCGGGGAATGCAGTCGTCGGCGATATCTTGCCCAGCGCGCCGGCCATCACAACCGCTAGCAGTTCGTCGCGCAAACCATGCTGGTGGTCTGGCCCGCCCTGCTCGGCCACCCATGTCAAGTACCGGGCGCTGTTCCACTCATCGACGCAGTGACCGTGGAAGCAAGTGTAGGCCCGCGAGACGGGCCTGTAGCGGCCCATCGCGTTGCCATCCGTATGCTCGGCCGCGTTGGGGCAAACGACGCCGCACCAGCCCTCGCCGTTGGCATTCTCCAACAGGTCGCCACGCTCGGCGATCCACGCCAGCACATCGTCATCGCCGTCATCGGCCAAACCGACCGGGCGCATTGTGGCGGTATCGGCCACGCCTGGCGTGACGCCCAACGCGGCGCAGATATCGCCCACGCTGTACTCGCGGCCGGGGGTGAACTCAACGAGTCGCGAAATAAACCCGTTCTTCTGGTTGATCGAGCCTGGCAACCGGAAGTTGCGCACCGGGTTGCAGGCGCCGGGGTCGGTGTAGCCGGCGGCAGCGATGGCCTTGATGGCGGCTGAAAACTCGCCGACCGTTGGCTGTTCGTTGAACGCATAACCATACTGATAGTTACCCGGCGACGTTTCCATGATCCATGTCGGCGGCAGCGGTGGTGTCTTGCTCTTGGTGCCAATATCGTCCAGCATCATCGCAAGACAATGCGTGCAGTTAGACGCAGATGCCGACACTCGACCATCGACGAATCTTGACACTATGAAACTACCGGTATTGCAGTACCACGACGCCTCGCCGCGCCATTTTTCCGGTAAATATGCCGGCCATGTGTTGTCTTTTTGTTTCACCACCAGCGCGGTCTCACCCTCAACCGCCAACGATGCGATATAGTTCAGCACTCACTCTCTCCTTTTAGGGCGCCTTGCAGGGCGCCCTTTTTTTAGGGCTTGCCGTAGCGCGCCATCACTTTGATGTCGACCGCTAGTGGCAATCCAGACGCCCAAGCGGGCGGGGTACACATCACCTGGCGCAGCGCATCTACGTCAGGCGAAGCGGTCTCGATGACGATCTCATCGTGGACAGTCAACACAACATCCTTGATTTGGCGCAGCGAGTGCCGCAGCAGATCGTTGGCCACTGCCTGACA